ATGCAATTGCTGAGACAAGATATGGCCAGCCTGTTTGTGTCTGAAGGGCAAGACTGGTCGAGCAAGGCGATCATTGCTGCCCTTGATCGCCAGGGCGTAAGCCTGAGTGATTTGGAGAACGAGCTGGGCGTAGGAAAAAATGCGATCCGCAATGTTTTCTACCGTAAGTGCGGACGTTATGAAGAAGCTATCGCAGAAAAAATCGGAGTATCACCTTCGATGATCTGGCCGAGCCGCTACTTTTCTGACAGCCGTCTTACGGCTTAACTGGAGGAATTAATGTCTATCTGGTTAACCGCAAAGGAATCTGTCGGCCTGCCTGGTCTTCCTGGTATGGAACACAACATCCGAAATTGTTTGAATAAACGGGTCGGTGACAGCACTGAATTACGTCGCCGCCGCACTGGTTCTAAAGCTTTCGAATATCACGTCGATTGTCTCCCTGAACAGGCTCGTGAAATAGTCAAAGCCCGCCATTACCACGAGGTACTTAAGCAAAGCGGTTGTGCATCTGCATCTGCAGCGCCAAAACGGGAAGTCACCACGACCCGCGATGAACTGGCGTTATTGCGTCAGTGTCCTGTATTGCTGGAACGTGAAGTCTCCGACCTTACCGAACGCCAGAAACAGATCGCCGATGCCCGCGCATTGCTGGCCGCTGAAGTTGAACGCCTTCGTGATATCGGTATGTCACGCGCATCTGCCGTTGCGTTTGTAGCAACTGAATCACGCAAAGGTACGCTGCCGGAGAACATCCAGGCTGCGGCTGATATTGCTAATGCCCGTAAAGGCTCCAGCCGTCGTGGCGTGGGTGAAAGAACGCTCCAGGAATGGCTGTCTGTTTACCTTTCAACCCGCCCAGGTATCGAACGTCTTGCTTTACTGGCCCCAGGCCATCTTAAAGCGCGTAAGCCTGAACAGATTAAGTGGCTCCCTGATTTTCTCGCGCACTGGCGGAAACTATCAGGCCCTTCCCTGGTGGATGCGTGGCGTTCATTCAAGGCTGAATGGCAGGCTATTTATGCGGGACAGCCAGCGATGCTCGCCGTCTGTCCGTCTTATGATGCCGTTCGCCGGGCGATGGAAAAGTTACCCAAACGTGAACGCGCTCGCGGTCGTATCAGCGGTTCAGCGGCTCTGGCCTTTGAGGTTTACCAGAAACGTGACTGGTCACAGATGCCTGTAAATGGTTGCTGGATTGCTGATGGTAAATCGCTGGATATGAAAGTTGCTCATCCGGTCCATGGCCGTCCATTCACACCCGAACTGACGCTGGTGATTGATGGACGTACCCGCTTCCTGGTGGGCTGGAGCCTGGCGCTCTCGGAGAACGTTATCGCCGTAGCGGATGCCTATCGCTATGCCATGAAATTCCACGGGAAACCTCTTTTCGTTTATTCGGATAACGGTGGCGGTGAAACGAACAAAACGCTGGATGCTGATATCACCGGTATTTTCACCCGCATGGGTATTGATCACCCGACCAGTATTCCTGGCCGACCTCAGTCTCGCGGGATTATCGAACGCCTGAACGCCGTAATACCGAGAGCGATCGCCAACAAATTTGATACTTACAACGGATTCGGGGCCGACCGTGAGCATGTCCGGATGACCGGTCGCGCCATCCAGTCAGCGATTAAGGCTCAGGAGAATGGTCGCGAGCTCACGAGCGTACAGCGTAACGCGCTGCGTAAACTTCCATCGTGGCAGATGCTGCTGGATACCATTGCTGAGGAAGTCGACAAATACAACAACCTGCATGAGCACAGCGAGCTACCAAAGCGTAATGGTGTGCATATGACGCCAGCACAGTACCGTCGCGAGGTTCTGGCCGCTGAGGGTGATGAGATTGAATATCTGACAGATATCGAGCTTCGTGAAGCCTTCATGCCGGAAATGTGCCGTACCGCCCAGCGGGGCTGGATTGACCTGATGAATAACCAGTATTTCAGCGCTGACCTGATACAGGTCGATGGTGAGGAAGTCCGGGTTGCCTATGACATCCACGACCCTGCCGCCGTCATCGTTCGCCGCATGGACGGTACTTATGTCTGCACCGCCATCTGGAACGGCAACAAGCGTGCCGCGCTGCCAACCAGCATGATGGATATCGCCGTTGAGAAACGCCGCCAGCGTCGTCTGAAGCGCATCGACGAACAGCGAGAAGAGATTGAAGCAGAGGCAAGAGGTCTGCTGCCAGAAAGCGATATGTACCCTGATTTCGGCGCGTTAATACCATCAGATGCCGAGCGTATTAATGATGACCGGGAACACGTGTTCCTGTTCGAGTCAGAGCGAGAAGAATGGCTGAAAAGTCAGGGCAATAAAAAAGCGGCCTTCTGACTGGACATCACAGGCCGCTGATTTACTAAAACAGAGGAAGTAATTATGTCAGCTAAAAATGAACTTGTCGAACTGATGAAAGCAAAAGGTCTTAACCAGACGCAGGTCGCCCGCGCCATTGGTAAGAGTTCGGCCGTAATCAGCCAGTACCTGAATAATAAATACGACGGCGATATTGCATCGCTGGAAAACGATATTCGTAGCTTTATCGACCGCCAGCATGAAAAAGAGCGCTCAGCGCGTATCAGCGTCAAATTTGTTGATACCCCAACAACACGCAAAGCCGTTGATGTTATACGCATGGCACACGTCGAAGGTGATATCAACGTGCTCTACGGCGAAGCCGGTCTGGGCAAGACGATGATTTGCAAAGCCTACGTCTCCAAATACCGGGATGCGTTGCTGATTGAGGCAGACCCTGGCTACACCGCACGGGTAGTCCTGGAAGAGCTCTGCAACCTGCTGGGGCTCAATACGCGCGGCAATATGCACGAACTCAGCGAGGCCTGCATCAACAAGCTCCGCGACTCCGGGCGCGTGCTGATTATTGATGAAGCCGAAAACCTCCCTCTGCGTGCGCTGGAGTCTATCCGCCGCATCCATGACAAAACGGGGATCGGCATCGTCCTGGTTGGTATGCCTCGCCTGATTCTGAACCTTAAGGGCAAACGCGGTGAGCTCGTACAGCTCTATAGCCGCGTCGGTTTCGCGCTCAACCTCGGGCATAGCCTGCCTGGTGCTGATATTGACGTCATCGCCAGCAGCGTTCTCCCGGATGGCCTGAATGAAGACCTGAGCAAAGCGCTGCTCAACGCATCAAAAGGTAATGCCCGTCGACTGTTCAAGCTGCTGCGCGGTGCCGTCCGCACCAGCGCGATGAATGATGTTCCGGTCAGCGGTCATATCGTCAATCAGATAGCCGAAATGCTGATCCATTAATCCGGATTTAAGGAGGTTTTATGCTGACTTTAACATCAGATAACACGCTGGTTTCAGCGCTGTATCGTACCGAAGCTGTCGTCGTTTCCCTCCAGGCCCGTGGCGTGGAGGTGAAAGGTATCGTGGTTCGGGAAGGTCAGCCGGTCATTCGTATTCAGCGCCATGCCATGTGTGATTACCTGCTCACCAGCGGTAAAGCCAGCTACATCGAATATGGCCAGGGGAAATCGGGTAAATACCGCCAGGGCCTTTTCATCCAGGACGGCTGTCGTGTCGTCTGGTCAGAATCCATCCATTAATAAGAGGGAGATATGGCGAAAATTATTATCAACATTAAGGACAGACCACGCGGCTTTGAAATTGGCTGTCAGGTCGTTCCCGACGATGGCGACAGCGAGCTGGTCGGCGAAGTAGCCAGGAAAGTGGGTTCGGGCATTGCCGGTCATGTACTGATGAAGGTTAACGAAGTTGTTAAGAAAATCTCACGTAAATTTAAGGAGAAGAAATATGTCCACTGAATATCAACAATTTACTGATAAAGCCGTACCCGCTGGTTACTGGGTAGATGCCAAAGGTGCCTTAATCCCAGAGCACCTGATTAAGCCGATTGATAAAGAACGCGATCAACTGGTTAAAGAACTGGTGTTTCATGCAAAAAAAGTGAATGAAATTCTCACTGAGTTTAAGAAACGTGGTTTTACCGATATTGCCGCGTTTGTTGATCTCTCTGCTAATGAATACGGTGTGAGTGTCGGCGGGAAAAAAGGCAATGTGACCCTTTACTCTTATGACGGGGGCTACAAAATCCAACGAGCCATGAGCGACAAAATGTCATTCGATGAGCGTATTCAGGCTGCAAAAGAACTGATTGACGCCTGCCTTTCAGACTGGACAGAGAATGCCCGCCCTGAAATTCGGGCGCTGATTAATGACGCATTCCGCGTTGATAAGACGGGGTTTATCAGAGTTGCAGAGGTTTTGAAACTTCGGAAACTCGATATTGATGATGAGCGCTGGCAGAAAGGGATGATTATCATTGGTGAGGCACTGCAACTGGTCGGAACATCATCGTATATCCGGGTCTATGAGCGTGTCGGTGACAGCGAGAAATACCGCCCGATTGCCCTCGATATCGCTGGCGTGGGGGTGTGATATGGCAGGAAAGATTAAAGAAAACTCAGCTCGTAACAACTACGGATGCTATGCCACCGGCGCGATTCGTGCCGAACGTAATGGCGAATATTCCAGGGCTGCTGAATTATGGGGTAAGGCGCTGATGTTTGCTCGTGGTACTTCTGGTCGGTTCTGGGCCTCGCGCCGACTGGAGTTCTGCGCGAACGCTGCAAATCGCGGCTGGGGAGTCCCCGATGAAAGCTAAAGAGTTTAATGCAACATATAAAGTTGGCTCGGCATTTCATCATTCCTGTCCAGCTTTACGCGGTAGCCGAATGGTAAAAACGGTCGATGTTGCTCGTGACTTTAATTGCGGGGTAATTGTTGAAATTAATCTGGAGCCGTATTTCGTCAAGATTAATACGTTAAAACCAGCAAGCTAATTTAAGCAAAAAATAATACATCTTCAAAAATGGCGTAAACCCGCCAGGGCTGGCTTACGCCTGAATTAAGGAGTTCTGTAATGGAAAATAAAGAGAAATATCTCCAGCGTATTAAAAAACTGCTCGCGATGGCACGTAATAACTCCAGCGCTGAAGAAGCGGCTCTCGCGCTGAGACGTGCCCAGCGTCTGATGGAAACCCACAAACTGACTGAAGCTGATGCGGCGATGATGGATATCAACGAGGCGTCCACTCAGAAAGCCCCGTCACACGCTGAAAAGATGCCTGAATATATGGCGCTTCTGGCTCACATGATAGCGCTGGCATTCGGGGTTAAGTTCTACACCACCCATGGCCATGAGCGCTGGGATGCTCCAGCAAAACGCACCATCACCTATTACGGACCGGACGAACGTCCGCAGGTGGCAGCATATTCTTTCGAAGTTCTGGGTAAGCAGTTGGCGAAGGCTCGTCGTGAATACATTTCCACGCTGCGTAAAAATATCAAACCCGCAACCAAAGTGGCTCGCGCCGATACGTTCTGCTCCGCCTGGGTCAACGGTGCCTACGCAGTGATCAGTGACTTTGCCGTAACTGAGGCGGAAGAGACGTTGATGGAAAGCTATCGTAATAAAAAACTGAGTCAGGGCATGAAGAAGCTGGAGCCACGTAAACCAGGTAAAGCCAGTGGCACTGATGATGCTGTTATTAAGGGCTATTGTGCCGGTAGCAAAGCGCAGCTTCATCATGCTGTCACACGTACTTCAGAGCAGTTGGCGATTGCGGGAGCAAAATCATGACCAAGCAACAGCGTAAGCCCGTGGTTTTCGTCGCCGGACCGATGACCGGTTATCACGATTTCAACCGAGCAGAGTTCAATGCTGAGGCCGGTGTGCTTGAAGACAGAGGCTTCACCGTCCTGAATCCGGCTATCCTGCCTGATGGCCTCGAACATCGGCAGTATCTAGCCATCACCATTTCCATGCTGGAGCAGGCTGATGCGGTATTCCTGCTTGATGGCTGGGAAAAAAAGCGAAGGTGCGATCCGGGAGTTCCGGCGAGCCCGTGAACTGGGTTTGATCTTTATGTTTCAGTCATGGGAAACGGCGCGCCTTGCCATTCTGCATAACCGAAATTCATTGCAGGAGGTGGCCTGTGAATAACGTCATTGGTTGCCAGTTCCTGGATAACGGTAACCGCCTGATCTGGCATTTTCGCAATACCAGTCAGGTTGTTGAATTTCCTGCGCTTCCGCAGCGTATTCGTTTTCAGTTTTTTGACGCTCGCAACCGGCGAATCCGCAATACCGCGCAGCAGGGTGAAATGAAGAAAGCTATTGAGCAGTACCGAAAAATCAGGGGATCAAATGACTACAGGCATCGTATTAATAATGCTGGTTGCATACTTCCATCTCGGATGGTGCTGGGTCAGCGTGCTGCAACATTTATCAGGCGATATTCTGTCGCGTAAAAAATACTGGTTCATTCTGATTATCTGGCCACTCAGCATGATTGTCACTGATGCGACTCTTGATGATATCCAAAGGGGAGAATAATCATGATGCACCTGAAACCCCTTGGAGTGCCAGGAAAATGCCCTGCACACCTTAGAGCCTGGTCTGCCCTGGACGATAAATTTATTGTCGATAATTTTCCGCAGCTGACAGCAAAAGAGATGGCATCTCGTGTAAACCGAAGTGTGGAGGCTGTCAGGGTCAGAATCGTGCTTTTACGCAGCAGAGGTGAAATCAAATTCTACCGGTTCAGACCTTATACCAAAGATGAAAAGGCGTTCATTTACCTGCATAGCCAGGATATGACAGTAAATGAAATGGCTCATCATCTTGGCCGTACCACCTGGTCTCTGGAGGATTTTATCTACAGGCACAGAATTAGTTTTGCAAAATTTGGCGACCACCACCATTGCTGCCTTGTCTCGGATGAGGATGTCAGTCTCATCAGAGAACTTCGGGACAGCGACCCGTCGAACCCGGTGCCATTCAGGGAAATAAGTGAGAAGTTCGGGATAAGCGTAGCGACAGCCAAGTATGCTTACTATTACAGACTGACTGCCGACTACAGAATTGCTCATGAGTTATTGCCACGTTAATAAATCAGGCAGAGGAATATATGACTATTAATATCGACAGTATCTGGGTGATATTTGGAATCGCAACAATTATTGGATTCGGTGGCTATGTCGGTGTGTATTGGGCGGTTCACTTAATTCTGGCCAGCAAAAAAATTGGGGCCTGGGTAGCAGACAAAATTATCTGGCCCTTGTACGTCAATACTAAGGCATGGGGACAAAAATGGACGAAATGACAGCGCGTGAACGAGCTCGCTTGCGTAAGCAGCGTTCCCGGGCAAGCCAGGCTAAAACATCCGGTTTAAACCGCTTTGAAATCATTATTAACGATCAGGAACTGGCCGCGCTTGAGCGTGGCCGTGTAAACCGTAACCCCGGACGTGAACCTTATAGCCGTAATGAATATATCGCACTATTGCTGCTTAATGATGCTCGTCAGTTACAACAGCAAGAAGAGAACACTCCTGCATGTAAAAAATGTGGTTCAAAACCGCCAGAGCATTGTGGTGGAGCTTTCAAGGGAGAGCATAATTGCTGGTTAACACTGAAATGTCTGAAGCTGAACTTAACCAGTGTGACTGGTCACAGCGAAAATAATAGCGAGGTGTGACCATGTTAATTAATAAGAAGGCGTTAATTGGAGCAATTAAAGCGGGTCAGAAATGGCTGCTTTGGGATGATACTATCTATCGCAGCACTATGCAGCGAATTACCGGAAAAACATCAAGTACGAAATGTACACTTGAGGAACTACAAAAACTACGCGAATATATGCATGAGCAGGGGTTTCCCAGAAAAACATCCAGGAAGCATGGCCGCAAGCCTAACGTCGCCAAATCGCGTAAAGCAATACTCAGTAAGATTGAAGCGTTACTGGCAGACTCGGGACGCCCCTGGCAATATGCTGAGTCCATAGCGGAACGAATGTTTCATCAAAAAGTGATTGAATGGCTTGATGATGAACAATTAACCAAGCTGTTACAGGCTTTAGTCATCGACGCGAGACGACGCAATAAGTAATAATAAAGCGGGAAGACAATAGTTCTTCCCGCTTTTTGATCCGGAGGGTATATGGAACTTGAGAAGGTTAAATCGCTTTTGCCAGAAACGGTACTTGATATTGCTGGCCTGATTGGCTTTCCGGCAACGGCATTGCTGATTAAAGCCCTTGGAGGTACGACTATACCATTTGGCAAGGGGATTCGTGCCGTTGGTGCACGTCGCATGGGACTGCTCAGAGATGCTGTCGGCGAAGAGAATACGCTTATCCTGACAAAACATTTTGGTGGCCTTCCTCCGGTTTATCTTCCTCGTTGCGATCGTGCCCTCCGTGAGCTGCGTAACCGCTCGTTCATTGTTGAGTTCGAAGCCTTACGTGAACAAGGCTTATCTTCCTTACGTCTGATGACTGAACTGTGCCCTAAGTATGGATTCAGTGATCGTTTTGGTTGGGAGTTACTTGCCGCAAAAAAAATAAAACCGATTCCGTCACAAGAACAACTTTTTTAGGAGCTTCAATGAAAATCAGAATGCTTATGATTTTGCTTGTTTTGAGTTCTAGTGCTTTTGCCGCACAGAAAGAGAACGAAGATATAAAAAATGCACGTTTACTTATGGCTAAAACAAAATACTTAGTATCTAGATTTGATGATGCTATCATTTTGAATGGTCAAGGAAACCCATCATCACTATTAGCTTTAAATAAAGATATGGGCGATTTGTATAAGGATGGTATTAGAAAATATGGGATGTCAGCTGAAAATGGCTTTAAAGTCTCACCATTTTCTGATTGCAGTACGATGAGCACAGCTGCATACAATCTCTGGCAGGAGAAAAAATCCACATTAACCGATAGTGCTAAAAATGTAGAGCATGTCAATTCTACTTATATTAACGCTTATAGCGATTGCAAGAGGGCAATACAGTCCTTCTTGATGCATGAGAATGCAAATGCAACTGATGAGAAAATAACAATTATTGACGTTCCATAATTTACCACTGAACCTCCTCATTCTTATCCAGCACCTAACCCAATGAAATACTGACGCCATCCCTAATTAACCGGATGGCGTCATGCTTTTAACTCAATCACAATTTCAGAAGGCAGCAGGCATTTCAGCCGTTATCGCTGCCCGCTGGCTGACACCTCTTTGTGCCGCTGCGAATGAATTCCAGATTAATACCCCAAAAAGGCTGGCGGCATTCATTGCTCAGGTCGGCCATGAAAGCGGCGGTTTTAACACTATTAGCGAGAATCTGTATTATTCTGACGCAGAGCGTGTAGCCCGAATCTTCCGAAGCGATTTTGATCTTAATAAAAACCGCATCATTGAACCCGCTGAAATCGAATTTGCACGTCGATATACCCGAAACCCAGAGAAAATGGCGAATTACGTTTATGCCAATCAGGGTGGGAATGGTAATGAGGCGTCTGGTGATGGCTGGCGTTATCGCGGTCGTGGACTGATTCAGATCACATTGCGAAATAATTACCGGGACTGTGGTAAAGGTCTGGGACTCGACCTGCTAAATAACCCCGACCTGTTGCTTGATTTCAGTCAGGCGGCCCGAAGTGCGGCATGGTACTGGAAGACGAACGGCTGCAACGAGCTGGCCGACAGTGGCAGTTTTCTGGCTATCACCCGCCGTATTAACCCTCCTGCGCAGGGACAAGCTGACCGTCAGGCACGGTATAACGTGGCTAAGGCAGCGTTATGCGTCTGATCTCCCTGGGTGACCTCATCACCAATCCCGGCTCCGGGCGGCTTTCCACTTCCGACACCATCATTCTGGGAGCCTTCCTTATCAGCTCCTTTGTGCTCGTCTGGGTCACGGTCACCCGTACTGAGATTGCGACTGAATTGTACTGGGCTTATCTGGGCGCGTGGGTTGCTCAGAGCCAGGCATCGAAGCACATGTCCATTAAACGAGCCAGAGAGGTGAACCATGTGGGCGATAACCCTGAAACTTCTCAAAGGTAACTGGAAGTCATTTCTGCTAATCGTCGTTCTGGCGGGCGGTGGTGTATGGCTGGGAATGCTCATCACGCAATCGCAGTTGAGTGACCAGGCGCTGGCGTTCAGCAATGAAAAATCGACGCTTATCAGCGGGTTTAACACACAAAAATCACAGTGGGATCAGGAGCGTATTACCGCCGCGAACCAGTATGCCTCAGACCTTAAAGATGCGCTTGCGGCACAGCAATCCTGGCAGCGTAAGGCTGACGAAATGAGTCGTCAGCTCGCGGAACAGGATGCATCCCATCAACGGGAAGTAAAAGACCTGAAAGAGAGGCTCAAAAATGCAATTAAAAGCGATGGCAGTACTTATACCGGTATTGGCCCTGCCAGCCTGCAACTCTGGCGTGAAGCCCTTGGCTACCCCACAGCCCAAACAGTCAACGCTGGTCACCATCTGCCAGAAACCACCGGCAGCGCTGCTGGTGATACCGGAGATGCCATCAGCGCCGGTGGCGGACTCTCTCCCTCCGGGATAGTTGGTCATAGCGCGGAATATGGCAAATGGTGCCTGTCACTCCGCGACCGTCTGCAAGCCATTAATGATTATTACAGGTGAAAGGAGTGAACACGGTAATGACTCTCGACACGGCCTTCCAGATTGCCCTGGGACTGGCCGCACTCTTTGGTGGCATTTTTATTCGCCGCCTGAATCAGGATATTCACGACCTCGAAAAAGCCGTCGAACGTATCCGCGACGAGTATCAGCGCCGCGAAGATGCCCGGACGAACTACACAGCAATGATGGATGCGATGAAAGAGCTGCGAGCGGCCATTGAGCGCATCGATAACAAACTCGACAGGAAAGCCGACAAATGAAAGCCAGACAAAAGCGCCGTACCCGCCGTATCCCGATTGCCAGCAATGAGCACGAAACGCTGAACCGAATCTCTGCTCAGCTCGACCGTCTGCAAATGCCAGTTAACCCCGATATTCTGGGCGGTATCAACGACAAGCTGGAGCGAATTGACTCCCGTTTATCAGCCATTAATGCCGATGCAACCCGTCATGGCGCAAAAGCCGGGGCTATCGCCGGTGGAGTTACTGGCGGTCTTATTGCTGTAGCCATCCTGTTAATCCGCGCAAAGCTGGAGCTATAGGTATGGCTCATCCGCAGGAAACACGGGAAAAACTGCGACGGTCGTACATCTTCAGCCAGATGTCGCTTGAGATTGCGTCAGCACAGGCAGGCGTTGCGTTTGCGACAGCGCGGCGCTGGAAGAAGGAAGCGCAGGATACGGGGGATGACTGGGACAAACTGCGGGCTGCTCACATTATGGCGGGCAACGGGCTGGAGGATATTGGCCGCGCCATTCTCACCGGTCTGATGACACAGTACCAGGTCACGCTGGAACTGCTTACCACCAATACCGACCTTCAGGCAGATAAGCGCGTTGAACTGCTGGCAAGCCTGGCAGATGCCTTCAATAAAGCCGTTGCAGCCAACAAAAAGATTCTGCCGGAGGTTAGTCAACTGGCGGTGGCGCTGGATGTGATCCAGAAGCTGAGCACCTTCGTAGCCGAGCATTACCCGCAGCATCTTGCTGCGTTCGTTGAAATTCTGGAGCCCTTCGGGGGCGAAATGGAGAAACATTATGGCTGACAAGTTGATTCGCGTTAACTCGCGTGTAAGCGTCATGGCGAGCCAGGTGGCCTACGTAGAGTTACCGGAATTCCGGGATGAAGTTAACGTCCACCTGCTTGACGGGCGCATCGAATGCCTTGAGTTCTCCCTGCGTAATGAACGATGGGCCGCGAAAGACCGGTTTGAAAAGGCGGTTAATGACGCTTTAAATGGGGTTTAAGCCTGTGTCCAGTGGTAAAAAACTTTCCAGTAAAGATTTCTTCGCCGAGCTTGCCGAGCTGGGGGCCAGCCTTCGTCGGACCATCGAGGCCGAAGATGTTGGATTTGATCCGAAGCCTGCGGCGGTGGCCGTTCGCCGCGCAAGCGTAGCTGACCCTGTCACCGGCTTTGAGTTTTTTGTGCAGAACTACTTCCCGCACTATGTTCGCCATACCGCCAAAAGTGAGCTGCATAAGCATCTCTACAGTCGCCTGCCAGAGATTGTCCAGGCAACGACCGGGCAGAACGATGCCATCGCTGCACCTCGTGGTGAAGCTAAATCCACCATCGTTAGTCAGCTGTTTGTTATCTGGTGTATCGTCCTGGCGCTCAAGCATTACCCGGTCATCATTATGGACTCGATAGACCAGGCTTATCCGATGCTTGAGGCCATCAAGGCCGAGCTCCAGTTTAACCCGCGCCTGCTGATGGATTTCCCCGAAGCAACGGGCGGTGGGCGTGTCTGGCAGATGGGCACAATTCTCACCCGCAACGACATCAAAGTTCAGGTGGCCGGTAGCGGTAAAAAACTGCGTGGTCTGCGCCATGGCCCATATCGTCCTGACCTGGCTGTACTCGATGATATCGAGAACGATGAACAGGTACGTAACCCGGAGCAACGTGACAAGCTGGATAACTGGCTGAAAAAAACCGTACTGCCACTGGGCGGCGCGGGTTCTAAGTTCGATGTAGTCTATATCGGCACCATTCTGCACCACGACTCGGTACTCTCCCGTACCCTCAAAAACCCGCTGTGGAAGCGAGCCCGTTTTAAGGCACTCATCAGCTGGCCACACAACATGGAACTGTGGGACAAGTGGGAAGAGATACTGCGTAATAATGATGAGGATGGTGAAGCACTGGCGCAGGCCTTCTACACAGAACATCAGGAAGAGATGGAGGCCGGTGCGGTTGTCTCATGGGCTGCAAGACCGCTTTATACCCTGATGTTGATCCGCGCCCGTGATGGCCACAGTACCTTCGATGCCGAATATCAGAATGACCCGGTTAGCGGTGAAGATGCACCGTTTGCGGGCTGCATTCAGTTCTGGGTTAACCGCCTGGCAGAGTGGCGCTTCTATGGTGCCCTTGACCCCAGTCTTGGTAAGGCGGGAAACAGTCGTGACCCCTCGGCGATCCTCGTCGGTGGATATAACCGTTTTACCGGCATACTTGATGTGGTCGAAGCCCGTATCCGTAAGCGCGTGCCTGACATGATTATCTCAGACGTCATTGCGCTACAAAAAGAATACCGCTGTCTGGTCTGGGCCGTGGAAAGCGTCCAGTTCCAGGAGTTTCTGCGCACCGAACTGGTGAAGCGTTCTGCTGCTGCGGGTGTCCCGGTTCCTGCCCGTGCTGTCATGCCGCATACCGATAAACTCCTTCGTATTGAGTCCCTTCAGCCGCATATGGCCAACGGACTTATCCGTCTGCACTCCACCCAGAGCACCCTGATTGAGCAACTGCGCCACTTTCCTAAGGCTGACCACGATGATGGCCCAGACTGTCTTCACATGCTGTGGGCACTGGCGGTCTCAGGCTCGGGTAATTTTGAATTTAAAGCCGTTCCCCGCCGTGGCCATGGCGACCGGTTCGGCACATCCGGAGGATGGTAATGGTACAGATTCTCGACCAGTATGGTCGCCCTCTTGATCGTCAGGTCCTGAAGGCCCCGCAGACGGCAAAGACGGTACAGCTCAACCGCAGCTGGCCAACGCATCCGTCGCGCGGTATCACCATCTCAAAATTGCCGCGCATCCTTGAGGCTGCTGAGCAGGGAGACATTGCCGCCCAGGCCGATCTCTTTGAGGATATGGTGGAGCGTGATGGTCATATCTTTTCGGAGATGAGTAAGCGAAAGAATGCGCTGCTCACCCTGGACTGGAGTATTGAGCCACCACCGAACGCCACCGAAGAAGAACGTAAAATAGCCGAGATAGTGTCTGGCTGGTTTGCTGAAATTCCCGACTTTGAGGACATCACCCTCAATGCGGCCGAGGCTATCGGCCACGGGTTCGCTGCGATGGAAATCGAAAAGTGGGAACTCGCCGACGGCGTCTGGTTGCCGGTGAAGATTAAATTGCGTCCGCATCGCTGGTTCTGTACCACCCCCGATAAGGGTGACGAAATTCGCCTGAATGACGGCACAATGGACGGCGCTGAACTGTGGCCGTTCGGCTGGCTGGTGCATACCCACAATGCCAAATCAGGTTATATCTCGCAGTCCGGGTTATACCGTGTACTGGTCTGGCCATATCTCTTTAAGAACTTCGGCGTTCGTGACCTTGCTGAGTTTCTGGAAATCTATGGTCTCCCGGCTCGTATTGGCACTTACCTCCCCGGTGCTACCGAAGATGAGCAGGATAAACTGATGCAGGCGCTGGTATCGTTGGGGCATAACGCCTCGGGCGTCATCCCTGAAGGGACAACCATCGAGTTTAAATCGGCGGCCAGCGGGCAATCAGATCCCTTTATGGCGATGATTGACTGGGCTGAACGTACCGAGTCCAAGGTCATTCTGGGCGGGACGCTGACCAGCCAGGCTGATGGTAAGAGCTCAACTAACGCGCTGGGCAACGTACATAACGAAGTCCGCCATGATCTTCTGACTGCTGATGCCCGCCAGATAGAGGGCTTTTATCGTGGTTTCATCCGCATGTTACTGGCCATTAACGGCTATGACATCAGCTCCCGCCGCCAGCCCCGCCTGGTCTTTGATACACGGGAACTGGAGAACATTAAGGACTTTGCGGAAGGTGTGGCTACCCTGGTTGATCGCGCCGGTCTGGCATCAATTCCGGCATCGTGGGTGCATAAAAAAGTTGGCATTCCTGAGCCGCAGAAAGGTGAAGTCGTGCTGGCAGCTCCCGCACGCAACGCATCAATGGCGGGATTGTCTTTGCAAAATGGTGCGGCCTGGTCGAACTTCACCGCACTCAGTACCCGTACCGATATTACCGACCCGGCACAGGATGCACTGGATAAGACCAACCCAGGCATCGCCATTGGTGAAGCCATGGAGAAACTGATAGCACCGGTCATAGCGGCATTAAATCAGGGACAGTCTCCCGATGAAGCGCTGGACATTATTGCTGCCAGTTACCCGTTACTGGATGATTCGCAGCTACAGCAGCTGCTGAAGCAGGCTCTGTTTGTGAGCGAAGTCTGGGGACGTCTCAATGCCGAAAGCTGATGTTGATCTCAGTTACGCCATCGGTCTGAAACCCGAAGAAGCGATTGAGTATTTCAAATCCAAAGGCTATGCCATCGGGTTTAACTGGCATGACGTTGAGGCCAGCGCTCACGCTACGTCGTTTACTGTCGCGGGCGTACTGAAGCAGGATGTGCTGGAAGATATTCACGCAAGCTTACTCAGCATGAAGGACAGCGGCGGTACATTGCGGGACTTTGAGCGACAACTGACCCCCATACTGACCCGCAAGGGGTGGCTTGCCGATAAGGCGAAGCTGTTGGCCGATGATGATGGTGTGCTGGAGGGCAAGCAGCTGACGCCCCGCCGCCTTCGTACCATCTTTGAGACCAATATGCAGGCGTCCTATGCTGCCGGTCGTTATGCTGAACAGATGGCGAATACTGAGTTTCGCCCTATCTGGGAGCGTGTTGCGGTTATGGATACGCATACCCGCCCACTTCATGCTCGTCTCAATGGGTTTACCGCCCGCTATGATGACCCAGTCTGGCAATTCATGTACCCGCCAGACGGCTATCACTGCCGCTGCCGCATCCGTGCCAGAACAGAGGCTGATGCGAAACGCCTCGGTATCGAAGTGAAGTCGTGGGCAGAAGATATCGTGACCGTTCAGCAGGCATGGGGACCGAAAGAGACCCGCGAAGTTAAGGCTCTGCGCTACAAAGGGGAATTGTATACGCCTGATGCTGGCTTTGGTCAGAATCCCGGCCAGGGATGGTTGTCGTCACTGGGGCAACGTCTTATGGATAAATCAGCCACCACCACACCGCGTATCGCGAGCGAAGCTATCCACCAGACGCTCTCTGATAAAACCGTATTAAATGCCGTTTCCGACGATGTGCGCCGCTGGGTGGATCAGGTTAGCCTGCGCACGTCTACTCGTGGTGACCTGAAGCGCGTCGGGGGCATTTCTCCGGCGTTGTTGACCCGTCTGGAAGAGCGCGGCATTCGTCACCCGGTGACACTCAGCATCCACGAAGCCGATGTTAGCCAGGCTCCTGGCCCTCTATGGTCCGAGCTTCCAGCGTTGCTGGCGTCGCCCGAAGACGTTTGGCTCGATGGCGACAATCTGCTGTGGACGTTGTTCGGGGATAGCGGCACCCGCGCCGTTCGGGGCACAGGCACAGCAGACGGTTGGCGTCTGTCACTGGTCAACGGCGGCGACGTTATCAGGGCACAGGATATATCTGATGGCGCAGTATTACTGAGTTCAAAGCGATGAGCTATACCATCACCTATGACACCGGTGATTTTGAGAAGTCGCTGGGTAAGCTGATAAACGAGCTTGAGAACCGGGAACCCATCATGCGCGAGCTGGCGGCAGCCATGGCAGATGCGGTGGAAGAAAACTTCGCTCGTGAAGGCCGTCCGGAGTGGATGGGCTGGAGTCCCCGATATGCACGCAAACGTCATGGCGGTAAAATTCTGCAAAAATCCGGGCGACTGGCCAAAAGCATCACCCAGTACAGCACCAATGACGAAGCGGTTGTCGGCACCAATGTCAAATATGCCCGTATCCACCAGGAGGGTGGCGAAATTAATATCGCCGCCCGCAGCCAGCAGGCCTATTACCGCCAGCATAAAAATGGCAGTGTCGGTAACCGGTTCGTCAAAAAGTCCCGATCCAACTTCTCTCAATGGAACACCATCGGGGAATACAAAATCACGATGCCAGCCAGACCGTTCCTGCATCTGACCGAGGATGATATCAGCGGCATGGAAACGACGATTGAGACCTATTTGCAGCGGATTATCGAATAGGCCATTAAGCGAAGCGAGAGCCACCATGACGCGTTTAATGGAAAAGTGGTAGACTGATTCGTCATGCGACCCGTCAGGCGTTTTTAAAATGGGTTTAAAAACGTTTGTCATGCTTTCTCCTTTGTTCTCTCCCTCGTATGTCTGTTTCACTTCGATAACTCCCCACTGAAGTCCCTCAGGCTAATCATCTTTTTCCCGCTGCCGTACTCTGGGCGGCATGAAAACATGTATCGCCGCTCTGGCAATTGAAATCAACAAAGCGACTCCCGGTGTCATCCAGTTGTTTCCGGCTGGTGAGTTCCGGGCGATGGACGGTCGTCCTGATGATGTCGCGCACTGGGTCATGACGGCGGAGATTGCTGCTGCGCTGATTGCTCAGGCAGATGCACGTCAGACGCCCTACATGCTGGATTATGAACATCAGGTGCAACAGGCGAAGACCAACGGTCTGCCCGTTCCGGCCGCGGGCTGGTTCAAGCAACTGGAATGGCGGGAAGGTGAAGGCCTTTTTGCGATTGACGTTGCCTGGACTGCTCGCGCGGCAGAGATGATTGCCGCCGATGAGTACCGCTATATCTCTCCTTTATTTGCTTACAGCAAACCCGATGGCTATGTGCAGCTGCTGATTAATGCTGCGCTGACCAATACCCCGGCACTTGATGGCATGGATGAGGTCATTCTGGCCGCAGCCTCGCTCCTGAGCGCCACCGACAATCCACAACCAGAGGACTCCACCGCAATGGATGAGTTACTTGAACGTCTACGCTGGATGCTGAATCTGCCGATCACAGCAACCCAGGACGACATTATCGCCGAGCTGAACAAGCTCATTGACCAGCTGTCCGGTGGTCAGGGAACGGCAGCTGCTTCAGTCAGCCTGATTGAGATCCTCGCTCAGCGTGAGCAGTCCATTGCTCAACTGAGTGCCCAGGTCGAGAGTCCTGACCCGGCTAAATGGGTGGCCGTCGATGTCATGAACAGTGCGATTCAGCAGGCAGTCGCAAAAGCAGGTTCGACGAACGAAGCCGCGCTGGCCATCCAGCAGGCAGAAACTCTCGTCACGGTAGCGCTCAGTGATGGCCGACTTCTACCGGCACAGGAAGCGTGGGCGAAGTCACTGGCTAAATCCGACCCGGCAAGCCTTACCGCTTTCATTGATAAGGCACCGAAGATTGCTGCGTTGAGTCACAGCCAGACTGGTGGCCTGCCACCAAAAGGTGCGCCTGAGCGTGAACCTGCGGGTGATGACGACACATTGAATGTCGCGGTCTGCTCCCTGATGGGCACCGACCCCGATGAAATCTCTTCTTTCTATAAAGGAGCGAAGTAATGACCGGTGATCGCAATACCCCTCATCGTGACGAAAAGCTGGGTCCTCAGCCGATGGCTGCTGCGACCGTGATTTATGGTGGTCATATGGTCGCCGTCAATGCGACCGGCTATGCCGTTCCGGCAAGTGCAGGCGCTGCGGTATCCACGCAGACGGTTCTCGGTGTATCTGATGGCTGGGCAGATAACACGGGGGGCGCTGATGGCGATGCACTGGTCATTATTCGCCGTGGTCGGGGCTTCCTTTTTGCCAACAGTACCGCTGATCCGGTAACCCAGGCTGAGGTGGGGAAAAACTGTTACGTCGTGGACAGCGTGACAGTGGCCAAGAGCAGCGACACAGACAAACGTCCGTACGCAGGCAAAGTCGCCGGGATCGAAGCCGACGGTGTCTGGGTCTATTTCTGACAGGAGAATCACAGTGTTAGTCAATAAACAGAACGTTAAATCCATTTTTATCAATCTGAAAGCCACCTTTCAGAAGGCCTTCACCCAGACCCCGTCAGACTGGCAAAAGGTCGCCATGGTGGTGCCATCCACCGGTAGCCAGAACGATTACTCCTGGTTGAGTCGTTTCCCTAAGATGCGGGAATGGATTGGTGAAAAGGTTATTAAGTCACTCGCTGCCTTTAACTACACCATCCAGAACAAAGACTGGGAAGCGACCGTTGAAGTTGACCGTAACGATATCGAAGACGATCAGCTCCTTGGTTATGCTCAGCAGGCTCAGGCTGCGGGACAATCAGCGGCAGAACTGCCCGCCGATATTGTCTTTGCGCTGCTGAGTGATGGTTTTAAAAACCTGTGCTACGACGGTCAGTTCTTCTTTGATAGCGACCATCCCGTCAATGGGGCCTCTGTCTCCAACAAGGGGACCAAAAAACTCAATGCCGATACGCTGGCCAAAGCGCAAGCCAGTTATGGAGCCGCTCGTACTGCGATGCGTAGCTTCAAGGATGAAGAAGGCGAATCCCTACGTATTAACCCGACCGTTCTGGTGGTGCCTCCGGCGCTGGAAGATGTGGCTAACTATCTGATGACGGCAGACCGTTTCCCGGACAACACCCCGAACATCTATAAGGGGACGTCTGAGGTGATGGTCGTGCCAAACCTCAAATCTGATACCGCCTGGTTCCTGCTGGATACCAGCAAGCTGATGAAGCCGCTGATTTATCAGGAGCGTAAAAAGCCGGACTTCGTCGAGCAGACGGACTACAGCAACGATAACGTCTTTATGAATAAGAAGTTCCGTTTCGGTGCCGAAGCACGTGCCAACGGTGGCTACGGTTTCTGGCAGATGGGCTATGGCTCTGATGGGAGTGTTGCGTAATGCCGATTCAAATCACTGCGAAACGCGATGGCTTTCGCCGCTGCGGCATCGCCCACAGCGAAACCACAACCACGTACGGTGATGATCACTTCACCCAGGCGCAGTTGCAGGAGCTGAAGTCTGAGCCAAACCTGATTGTCATTGAGGTGGCAGAAGGCGCGGAAAACGGCAATGTGCATACTGCGCTGGTTGACGCCGGTAATCGTATCGTTGAGCTCGAAGCCGTCGTACTTCAGCTCAATAGCGATGCCAGCGAGTTGAAGTCGAAACTCGATACCGTGACAGCCGAACGTGACGAACTGGCGGCAAAACTGGGGCTGCTGACTGCTACCGGGAGTGATGGCGCACAGGTTGCCGAACCGGCGCAAGATACGAAAGCGGGAGCTGCCGATGAGGCAGGCTCTGCTGACGATAAAACGTCAGGCAAGAAAAAGGGTTAACCCATGTATGCGACCCGAGATGACATGGTGAAAGCGTTTGGCGAGCGGGAATGCATCGCCATCACCGACCGGGATTTAACCGGGATGATTGATGACGATGTTATGAGCGCCGCACTGTCGCAGGCCAGTGCCGAAATCGACGGTTATCTCTGCGGTCGCTACCCGGTACCATGGTCTGATGAACCCCGAGTTCTGGTGGGTAAGTGCTGCAATATCACGCGTTATCTGTTGTGCGGTGCCGACACCCAGATGACCCAGGAGATTCGTGAGCGCTATGAGGACACCATCCGCTTTCTGGAGCGGGTGGCTAAGGGGGATATCTCTCTGGGGCTTACCGGGTCGGGGGCTGTTGTTCGTAGTTCATCCGGGGCCCGGGTGGTTTCTGGTGGACGCGTCTTCGGACGAGACCAGACCGGTGGAGGAGGATTCTGATGGTCATTACCCAGATTGAGCAGGCAATTGTGACCCGCCTGAAGCAAGGGCTGGGACGCATGGCCAGCATCGTCCACTCCTACGGTGGCGAGATGGATGGCGAACCGGCTGAAATTATCCGCCAGATGCCCGGCGTCTGGGTCACCTTCGGGGGCATCCAGAAGACCGAGCGCAGCAGCTCTGCCCGCAATAAGTTCGTCACATATGGTCGGTTTGTGGTCATTGTTGGTGATCGCAGTGTGCGCAGCGAGGAAGCGTCGCGCACTGGCGGTCCCGGGAACGGCGAGGTCGGGACGTACCGCATGGTAGCAGCCGTCAGACGTCTGCTTGCGGGTCAGGATCTGGCCGATGCCGGTCTGAAAATCGCCGCGCTGCTGCCGGGCAAGGTTCGTACCCTGTTCAATACCCAGCTTGAACGTAATGCATTATCCGTTTTTGCCTGCGAATTCGATACCAAATGGATGGAGCACGCGCTTGAGAATGGTCGTTTCCCACTGGAGAACGCCCCGACAGACCATGAAGACAGCCTGTTTGCGCCCTACAACGGCAAGACGTCTGAAGACGATCCGGCGTGGCTTTCCACCCGCCTGAGCTATGACCTTAAACCCGGCGATGACAAGCCCGATGCAGAGGACATTATTCCCCATGCCAGTCAAAACAGTTAAGGCCCGTGAGGGTATCCGGGTCCCGATGGAGAATACCCCGCGCCGTTATATTACCGACGCAAAGACCATCACAGTTCCTGAGACCGCCTATTACCTGCGCCAGATTATGAATGGCGATCTAGTTGAGGTTCTCCCGGAGCAAGCAGAGCAGCCTGCCATTACGGATATTCCTGAAACGGAGGTGAAACGTGTCCAGTCCAAACGTTGAGTTTTTCGAAATCGGCAGCAGCATTCGCAAGCCGGGTAAGTACTTTGAGTTCAATACCCGCCTCGCCGTACGCACTCTGCCAGGCAACCTTCAACGGGTGCTGATGATGACGCCAATCCTGCCTACCGGAACGGCTCAACATCTGCAAATCGTTGATATCTACTCAGACGAACAGGCGGCGACATTCTTCGGGCGCGGCTCGCTGGGACATCTGATGGCACGTGCAGCGATCAAGTCTAATCCGTACCTGTCGTTGCAGATGATCGGTTCTCGCGGAAGCCAGACACAAATTGCCGCCACAGGAAAAATTACGCTGACCGGGCCAGCAACAGCGGCCGGGGAAGTGAAAGCGACCATCAATGGTACTGATGTGACAGCCGCTGTCAGTGACGCAGATACCGCGCAGGCCATTGCCACCGCGCTGGCGGCAGCTATTACCGCAAAATCCTCGTTGCCGGTAACGGCATCAGCTCAGGCTGCGGTGGTCACTCTCACTGCGAAGCAGCCCGGAACGACTGGTAATGCGATCACAGTCGTCTCTTCAGCAACGGCTACGGGGGTGACAGCTACCGTAGCCGATATGGTCGGGGGAAGCAGCACGATTACCGAGCCTGCTGGCGCGGTTGCCGCCACCGGAAAGGTCACCATCACGGGTCCTGCAACCGGTAATGGTACGCTGAGTATCTATATCAGTGATACTCGTCTTGATGTGGCCGTCGCCTCCGGGGATGCCGTGGATGTTATTGCTACAGGGCTAATGACCGCAGTAGCTGCGTCTCCAGACCTGCCAGTGACTGTTACCAGCGCTCAGGGTGTGCTGACATTTACGGCCAGAACTAAAGGGGTTGATGGTAACGATATCTCCCTGCGAGCCATTACGGGAGCGGCGGGAACCACCGTGGCCGTGACGGCTATGGCGGGTGGGAGCGGAAATTACGATCTTGCTCCAATGCTCGCGGCGGCGTTCGCCGGTGGCCACAACATTGTGGTGTCACCTTATAACGATCAGCCCTCCCTGACCACGCTGCGCACTCATCTGACCAATGTCAGCGGCCCGCTTGAGCAGCGCGGCGCTATTGGTGTCGCAGGCTGGAAGAACAGTCTCAGTTCCGCGATTTCGCTGGCGGAATCGCTTAACGAAGGCCGTATCACGCTGGGGTGGCATAACGGCTCGGTCAAGTTGCCGTGCGAGATTGCGGCCTCCTATGCGGCGGTGATCGCCTCAGAAGAAGACCCGGCCCGCCCACTTAATACCCTGGCTATGGATGCGCTTGACGTAACCGCTATGGAGAACTGGCCCGGTCGTACTGAGCAGGAAAATGCCCTGCATAATGGGGTGACGCCATTTGAAATCGGGCCAGGTGATAAAGTTCAGATCGTCCGCGCTATCACCACTTATACCCGCAACGCTGAAGGCGTTGACGATGTGGCCTTACTCGACCTGACCACCATTCGTACACTGGATTACGTCCGCAAGTCATGTCGTGAGCGTATCTCCCTGCGATTCCCGCGCGACAAACTCAGCACGCGAACGCCGCCAAAAGTTGAAAGCGAACTGCTGGACGTGTTGCTGAAGCTTGAAGAGCTGGAGATTGTTGAGAACGTGATGGCCAATCGCGCCGATCTGATCGCAGAGAAAGACTCTCAGGATGCCAACCGCCTCAATGCGCGTATTCCGGCTGATGTGGTGAACGGTCTCCATGTCTTCGCGGGTCGCATCGACCTTTACCTATAAGGAGTGACTAAAAATGGCACTTGAAGAATACGTTGGCGCCATCGTCATGGAAGTGGATGGCCAGGAGATTGAAGTCACGGACCTCAAGGTCGATACCAATACCGGTCGTAAGCTGGTGAAAACCATGAACCGTACCGGACGAGCTAAGGGCTTTTCCCGTGGTATCGCAGAGATTCAGCTTTCTCTGACCGTGGTGATTCCGGCCTCCGGTGACCTGGACTGGGCAGGTATCGAAGGGTCGAAGATTACTGAGTACCCACTCAGCAACACGGGTAAGCGTACGTCTTACCTGGACTGCTTTACCCTGACCGTGGGCAAAACCTACAGCGTGGATAACGAAGCCCGCCGCGATATCACCATGCAGGCATTACGTGAGGTCACTGAATAATGGAAAAACACGAGCTTTTATACGGCGTTAAAGCCGGTGATAAAGTGCATTACGATTTCAGCGTTGGCCTGCCGGTCGTGAAAGATACCATCGAAGCGCTGCGCCTGACCGATGAAGCCTGCGGCACCACGGAAGGTGCTTCAGCCGGGATGTACTACCGTGTGGCGGTTATGGCCAGCGCATTAACCGCTTTGGGTGACTTAGCCAAAGAAGACATCACGCCGGAACTGCTGCTTAACGAGCTCAATGATGATGACTTCGACATCATTGATGCGCAGATTGAAGCCGCTAAAAAAAAGCGGATGCGTTTGAGCAGCGCATCAGCGGCTACCGACTCGCCGTCCTCGCCCTCGGACGATACGGCATAAGCGAGCAACAAGTCGGAAACATGACGCGTCCGGAACTGGACGCGTTTACCGATGCCCTGGCCCGTCTGCACGGCAACAAATCCGATAAAACCTCTTCGCGTACTGTGCGCAGCGTCAAATCCCGACGCAAAAAGAAACCCGTCCGGAGATAACTTATGGCACGCAACCTTCAGCTTGCGCTCTCCCTTCTGGCCCGTGATGGTGCATCGAAAGTCCTGAAGCAGGCAATGCAGGACATCATCAAGCAGACCAGGGCGACGCAAAAAGCAGGTGATGAGCAGGCAAAATCACAGCAGCAAAATACCAGTTCTGCTATTCGTGCATCGCGAACGCTTCAGGATGAGTACCGTCGCGCCAGTTCGGCGCGCTCTTCGCTTGGCATCCGTTCCGAGCGTGAGATTCAGCGTGAAATCCAGCAGACACAGGCTGCCTATAATCGACTGACCCGAGCGGGTACGATGTCGGCGAATGAACAGAACCGTGCATTCAGGGCCATGACTGAGCGCGTTAGCAGGCTGCGTACTGAGCTGGTTGGTGTCAGCGAAACGATGACCCGAATGCAAAAGATCAAAGCAGTAGGCTCAACTGTTGCGGCTGTGGCGGGTGGTGTTACCGCTGCTGCAATGGTAATCAAAGACCCGGTACAGCGGCAGATGGCATTTGAAAATCGCAATGCTGAAATTTCCAACACAGCATTTAATAACCTTGCCCCTGAAGAGCGAAAGAAAAAAATCCCGGAAATAAATAACGCTATTCGTAATGCTGTCCGTAAAGGCGGGGGGACGCCAGAAGCTGCACAGGAGACATTGAATACACTTTTCGCCGGTGGTCTGGATGAAAAAAAGGCGATGCAGGTTCTTCCTGATATTACCCGCTATGCAACAGCATCTGGTGCTGACCCTCAGCAGTTGGCTAAAATTGCAATTGCCGCATTAAAAAACTTTGGTATCAAACCGGAACAGGTTACCACTTTTTTTGATAAGGCTGTACGCTCTGGCGAGAATGGTAAATATGAACTAGCCGATATGGCGGGGTCATTGCCGGGTATTATGACAAACGCTAAAGCTGTCGGAATGTCGGGATTAGATGATGTTGATAAATTACTAGCAATGTTACAGGCAAATGCCGAAACATCAGGTGATAATAGCCAAGCAGCTACAAACGTTAATAATCTTTTTGGGAAATATACTAGTGCAGATACTCAGAATGCATTGAAAAATTACCGATTTAAAGGTGCGAATGGTAAAGCGCTTTCATATCCGGATTATATAGCAGAAAAACGCCTTCAGGGCGTGAGTGTGCCTGACGCTTTTATGGATGCGGTGGGTGGAATAGTCTCTTCTGATAAACGAGTGCAAAAATTACGTGCCGCTGCAGAAAAATATAAAGGCACTGACCGTGAGAGCGATATTCAGGCGGCACTTGATGTTGTCGTATCTTCGATTACATCAAAAATAATAGCAGACCAGCAAGCCAGTATGGCACTAAAAACAAACATAATGAAAAAGGACTTTATTAAAGAGCAAATTTCAGGAACCAGAAATGCTACTGGAGCAGGTGAAGCATCCTTTGACGTTATGTCATCAACCAATGCCTACAAATCCCAGCAATTTGAATCTGAAAAAATGTTTGCTGAGCAGGATTCCATGAAACCTGTTGCGGATTTATATGGTGATCTCGCCAGCAAGTTGGCCGACTATTCAAAAGAATACCCAGAATTAACAACAGCTATTTCAGGGGCGACTACAGCGATTAAAGCAATGTCGGCCGCCGCTATCGCATTCGCGGGTCTGAGCTTCCTCACCGGCGGTGGAGTTAAATTACCAGGTGGTATTAAGTTACCTGGTGGCGGTGCTGGAGGTGGTGGTGTTCTGGGTCGTACTTGGGGAGCAATCACAAAAGGTGGTGGCCCTCTAAAATGGCGAATTGCTGGCCCTCTGGCTGCCGCTTATGCAGCCTATGACCTCAATAATACCTATGATGATGCGAGAAATGATGCCGGCAATGCAGGTATGAATACTGGTGAGTTTCTCGTCAACAAAATGAAAGAGCGGGATAAGAATAAGAAGCCACTCTTCGATATCGATCCGGGTAAAGCATTTAGCTCCTGGTGGAGTTCACCTTCTACTATCGGGCAGGTTGACCCCGCCACGACAGGCGTGCCGTCATATTTGCTTCCCCAACAGCCAAAAAGTCAGCCTGTTACGATCACGACTAAAGTGATGCTTAATGAACGTGAAATTGCTCAGGCCGTCAATGAATACAATGGTGAACAGTCGAATCGTGGTTCAACAGGAGGCCTTCAGTGAGCTGGGAAGAATCCCTACAGGATGCCTCATTCCGTGGCGTTCGCTTTGATATCGTCAACACCCGTGATAGTGCCAGCCGGGATACAGCTGTTTATGAGTATCCCTATATGGACGGCGGTGATGTTGAAGACCTTGGCCGCAAGCCACGCAATTTAAGGGTGACTGCCTTATTCTGGGGAGATGACTATGAAACCCGGTTGCAGGCATTTCTGGCCGCGCTCGATGTGCGTGGCAGCGCTGAAATGATCCATCCGGTATTTGGTTCAATGCTGTATATGCAGTGTATCGAATACCAGGCGTCTCATGAAGCAGAGAACGTGGACTACTGTGTGGTCGAAGTAGTCTTTATTCAGGCCAGGCCGGGCATTGCCTTGTTTGGCGCAAGCGACCCAATGTCGCAGGCTGATATCGCCTTCAATCAGGTACAATCGGCGCTTGACGGCATTCAAAATGCTATTGATGACCTCCTGTCGCCACTGCGCACGGCAAAGAAGTGGATGAAGCGTGCCAAATCACTGGCAACGACGGCACTGGGTATGGTTACTGTCCTCAAAGGTGAACTTACCGGCTTTGTCAGCAGTACGACGGATTTTGTTAACTATCCGGCCGCATTTATGAATGACCTTCAGAATGCGCTGTCGCTCACATCGTTATCTTCTAAATCATCCGTCAGCAGCAATCCGGGGAGCTATGCGAAGTCAGCCGATGTTACTGGGGTAGCGGGCATCGTCATGGCTGACTGGGGGCGTGGGCGTACGGCTCTTCAGGATGTGGCCGCTCTGCCAGAGCAAATCGTCACCGGGCAAACCTCTGCATCAGTTACCGTTCCGGGCGGTTCATCTGTTGACGACATCACTACACTGGTCACAGCGGTCAAAGTGCAGGTCGCACTGCAAATGGTACTGGACGCGACAGATATTCTGAGCGATCAGGACCTCGGGGATTTGCTCTCCCCGGATGATATCGAACATATTGCCGGTGATACCCGAACATCATTGCAGACAGCCATCACGCAAATCCGTGATGCGTTCGCCAGTGATACGCAGAATGTCAGTTCCACCGCCACTCCAGCCGGTATTACCTGGTTACCTGTCGTTGACAGTCTCAAGACACTGGCGGTCATCGTTCAGGAACAGGCGACAGCGGTCATGATGCAACGCCCTCCGCTGACAACCCGTGTCGTCAGCGCTGAGACTAACCTGCATTTGCTGGCGCATCTGTGGTACGGAGATTACACCCGCGCCACCGAGCTGCTTCGCCTCAACCCGTCACTACGCAACCCTAATGCCATCAAAACCGGAGACATTCTGAATGCCTACTCCCGATAAAACAGAGCAGGATAAAGTCACGCTTGTCATCGACGGCAAGGTGCACAGTGCCTGGAGTCGCTATCAGATTGATTCTGATTTTCTGGTTCCGGCAGATGCCTGGAGTGTTACGCTGGGTCTGCCCGAAGGTAAATTCCCGGCGGTAATCCAGCGCGGTGCACCAGTGGTGGTAAGAATTGGTAATGATGTAGTGATGTCCGGGCGTATTGATGCCGTACAACGTCGGGTCTCCCGCCAGCAAGTCTCACTCACGGTGACTGGACGGGATGGTTCAGCGGTGCTGGTTGACTGTGCTTCACCGGTATTCACATCCCGTCAGTTAAGCCTGGAAGAAGTGATCGCCCGAATCGTGCGGCCGCTGGGCGTGAAAAATATCCGCATTATGGCCGAGTCCTCTATCCAGAGCGACAAGGTCAGCGTTGAGCCTGGTGAGCGAGCCTGGGATACGCTGGAGCGTGCTGCATCCGCACGTGGCCTGTGGCCATGGTTTGACCCGGACGGGACGCTGGTTATAGGGGGACCGGATTACACCGCAGACCCACTGGCAACACTCATTCTTAATCGTGATGGTAAAGGCACCAATGTCCTTGATCTGAATGACCGGTCATCCATAAACGGAAGTTTTTCGGAGCTGACTGTACTGGCGCAGGGCCACGCGCAGGGTAGCAAGTCGGCAAAGAATGACACTGAAATTATAGACGTAGACGATAGTAGTGATACGGCTTCAGAGCCGATGACAGCTGCGCAGTTGGCGGATGATTCGGCTGATGTTACAGATGATGACGATATCTTAATGACCACCGGGACGCCTGAAACAGGCCAGCATGGTCTGCGTAGCACCGTACGCGATACTACAGTCCCCTATTATCGACCACAAATCATGATGGTTGGAGATGCCGACAACCAGGAGCAGGCTGATTTCAGGGCCAGAAAAGCGATGGCTGATGCACGCCTTAATGGTTATGACCTTACCGCTGTCGTTCAGGGGCATCGCATGGCCAGTGGCAAGCTATGGCAACCCGGCCAGCGTGTACGGGTGCGCTGCGATATTCTGGGCATTGACGATATTTATTTTCTGATGGGGCGAGAATTCTCCGGTGGCCGTCCTGACGGAGCTATTACAACCCTTCGGTTTAAAGAAGACGGCATCTGGATACCTGATGCGTTTCCGAAAAAACGCAAGACGCGCAAACGCCGTACTAAGACTAATAAAGAGCTGGAGATTATCGATGTGGAATAAAATTGACAGCAGAATTAACAGTGCGTTAAACCGCATTAGAAAGGCGTTCAGAGGCGTTTTAACCCGCGCTAACAGTACCGGCGATGTACAGACTGTCCAGGTTAAAGGCGTACATGGTGAGGTGCTTCAGGACGCCGAACTGTACCAGCACTATGGTTTTACGTCTAACCCGCAGCCGGGGACGAAAGCGATCATATTGCCGCTTAATGGCCTCACCAGCCACAGCATTATCATTGCAACAGAACATGGTGGTTATCGTCTCAAGGCGCTGAAATCCGGAGAGGTTGCTATCTATACTGATGAAGGTAGTAATATTGTCCTGAAGCGCGGAAAGCTTATTGAAGCGAACTGCGATTATTTTTTGATGAATGCAAAAAAACAATTCAAAGTTGTGACGGAAGATTTTGATGTGACAGCGACCACGGGGGCACAATTCGACACGCCATTACTCCACGGAACTAATGATGTTTCTGACGGTAAATCATCAGTACAGGCGATGCGAGATACATTTGACGACCACGACCATAAGCATGGCGGCGATGCCGGAACAACAGATAAACCCAATCAGCAAATGTAATTCATGGTATTGTTTATTTTCTCCAGCCTTTAAATACCACTGAACCCCATCAGCATTATTTAAATATTCCATACCGATAGTATATCGGTATGGAAATGCTTATTGCCCCTGTGACCGGTGATTATACCGGCGAATCATCCGATACCCTGGCGAATGCTGTTTATATTCGCCTGATGACACCTCTCGGCTCATGGTGGGCGGACCCGTCACTCGGTTCAAAGCTTCATTTACTCCAGCGTGAAAAAGATAAATCCCGCGTTCGTCTGCTGGCCCGGCAATACGCTGAGCAGGCTCTCCAGCCATTACTGGATGATGGCCGGGCCAGCAGTATTGTCGTGCAGACCGAAAGCTATCAGCCGGGCTGGTTGCTCCTTCTGGTCACAGTGATGTCCTCGACCAACATTTCACAGACCTGGAAATACCCGGTTAAGGTGAGCTGATGCCATTTACTACTAAAACTGCGGCGCAGGTACGTGATGACCAGCTACGTGATATTAAAAACCTGCTTCAGTTGCCCGACAGTAAGCTTGGCCCTGACAGTGACTGGTACGTTCGCGCATCGGCCGTCGGCAGCGTAGCTGAAGGCTGCTATCAGCACCAGGCATGGATTATCCGACAAGTGTTCCCCGATACAGCTGACCCGGAATACCTGTATCTTCATGCGCGAATCCGTGGCCTGACAAAAAAACCGGCAAACAGTGCAAGCGGTCCTGCAACCTTCACAGGGCAAGCGGGAACGCGAGCCGCAGCGGGGTTGGTATTCAAGCGCGATAACCTGACATGGAGCACCCTTGATGAAGTGGTTATTGGTGACAACGGACAGGGAACGACTCAGGCGGTTTCGGCACTTATCGGTACTGCGGGGAATACTGCTGCCACGACGGCCACGCTAACCAACACTCCTGCTGGATTTGATAGTTCGGTGACTGTGGGAGTTATGGCCGGGGGGACTGAAGAAGAGACTGACGATGAGCTGCTTGCTCGTTTGCTGGAAATTATTCGTCGACCACCCGCAGGTGGTAATAAATATGACTATAAGCGATGGGCGCTAGAAGTATCCGGTGTCACAGCTGCTTATATTTATCCTTTGCGCCGGGGGCTTGGTACGGTTGATATTGTTATTACGTCAGCCGGTGGCTTGCCATCTCAGGATGTCATTGATCGGGTAACTGATCATATTAACGATGTCCGTCCCGTTACGGCTAAAGGTATTCTTGTTCTGGGGCCGAAAATTAAGGACTTTGATGTCCGGGTCAAAGTCTCTCTTGACGGCATTACTCTCGCTGATGCCAAAACAGCCATCACCTCGGCATTGCAGGAAGACGACCAACGTCGGGAACCGGGTGATTCTTTCATCCGTAGCCAGGCATCAACCCTGATTTCGCTTATCCCTGGTATCACTGATATTGAGATGGTTACACCAGCAGCGAATATTGTTCCCGTAACTGATGCGACAAAAATTGAATGGCTTCGCCTCGGAAATGTGGAGGTGGAGTCACTATGAGCGCCTTTACCATCCTGAACCTTTTACTGCCAAAGGGTAGTTACGCGACATCCCAGCCCACCCTTTCAGCCTCGCTACAGGCTGAGTCGCATGTATTTGATGATATTGAATCATCTGCCGATATTGTCGAGGGTGCGGTCACCCCTTATCGTGCAGGTGCACTTCTTGCCGACTGGGAGCGCGTTCTTGGGCTAACGTCATCTCCTAATGCCAGTTTTCAGCAACGCCAGCAACGGGTACTGGCAAAACTGTCTGAAACAGGTGGACTGAGCATCCCTTACTTCACTCGCCTTGCAGCCCGCCTTGGCTACGACATTTCCATCGAAGAGCCTAAACAGTTCCGGGCTGGTAGCAGCCGGGCTGGCGACCGGCTCTGGGATAAAGACACTATTTGGGTCTGGCTGGTCAACGTCAGTAATTCGAAAACAATAGCATTCCGTTTTCGCGCAGGTGCTTCTGCTGCTGGTGAGCGGTTGACCTCATTTGGAGACCCTATTATCGAAGAGATGTTTAAAGACCTCAAACCCGCTCATACCTATTGTTATTTTGCCTACCAGGGAAACTCATAATGAAACCGTTAATGCCTCCCATTGATACCCCGGATAAACTCTTCCATGACGGTAATCCTGCAACAGGTGCGGAAGGTACTATTGTCCCGGCAGAACACCTTAATAATGAACAGGCATCTATACGCGATCTTCAAAGCGAGATGATTGCCATTCTTACTGCTGCTGCGATGGCACCAGATTCAACTGCTGGCCAGCTTCTGGCAGCGTTGAATAAACTCTATGCCCCCGGTAACGATACTCTGGGAGCACTGGCCTCCCTGGTCGGTGCTGCTAACAAACTTCCGTACTTCACGGGGCCTAAAGGCGCGACTTTGACCGACCTCACCAAGGTAGGCCGTGACATTATCGGCCAGACTGATATTGCTGCTGTTCTCCAATACCTTGGATTAAGCGATGTCATGAAGACTGGTGACTTTGGTCTTGGTGTAAAAAACGAAACCAAGCCCGGTGGGATGGCAGCGCTTGGGGTCACTCAGTTTGATTACTTCGAACCTGCGGACAATATTGGACCGCTCCCTGGTTCATGGTGTGGTGGGCTATCATATGCTATGGGGGATGATATTGGATTCCAGCTTGCTGGTTCCGGGCAACTACAGCCCAATGAGAATCCTAGACTATTTTTTCGGTCGAAATTTGCAGACAAAACATTCACGCAGTGGGGAGAAATCTACCATACGCTTAACAAGCCGACAGCGTCCGATTTAGGCATAACTTTAGGAACAGCGGCATCCAGAGACGTTGGCACAGGCGCAAACCAGATACCCGATATGAGTTCATTTACATCAGGTGGAAATGCGGATGCAAGATGGCGAAAATTACCTGATGGTACAATTGAACAGTTTGGTATTGTTAATGGCATGACGACAAATGCAGTAACAGTTGCATATCCAATTGCATTCCCATCCGAATTGACCTCATTTGAAGTCGCTGCGACAGGAGATTTATTAGCGAGCAGCTACAACACCGTTAACATTGCAGCCACTCCTACACAGGGAAACAATCTTACACACTTCTCCGCTACGGGATACAACACCTTTACTGACGGCAGGACCGCACTTAATAACGTAATGTTTTACTGGCGTGCAATCGGGAGATAGCAGGATGAGTTATTTTTATAGTGGTTCCACAAATGCCTTTTACCCGGAAGAGTTGCGGGAGGTCTATGAGATGGCGGGTACGTGGCCGGATGATGCTGTCAAGGTTGAGGCGAACATTGCAGATAAATTCATGCAGACACCGCCTGCCGGGAAGTGGCGCATTGCCGATGGCGATGGGTTGCCAGCATGGGGTGATATTCCTCCACTGACGCATGAGCAAATTACAGCAAGCGCCATGCAACAAAAAACAATGCTACTTGCCGAAGCATCAGCGGTCATTGGCCCGCTAAAAGACGCATCTGATGGCGGTTACATTGATGATGCGGACAGGCCGATACTCATCGCATGGCAGAAATACCGCTACGACCTGACAAAAGTCGACCCGGCTAAACCGGTGTGGCCGACAAAGCCAACGGAGTAGGAAATGAACCTTTGAAAATGGTCACCTATATAGGTGACCATTCGGGTTAATGCAGCGTTGTAGTTGAGCTGGACTCTGCCATTGCCACTGTCAATTCATCGCCTTCGGCTGAGATCTTAATGGTATTACTTCCTTCTGATTTAGCGCCTTTTGGTAGACCTAGCTGATCATAGATACACAAGAATCTTGAATCATTTATAAAGGTGATTTCTGTTACAGTCCCACCTTCAACGACCTTAGAGTCTATTGATTTTATCAAATTGATATCCTGAACATTAATGTGCTTTATCGCATCCCAGTTAAGGCTGATGTCCACGTTATCCTTTTGCATCGTTATCACATGACCGGCCTTATGCTGGGTTGTGACTTTTCCATCAGGGCTCATCGTAATCTTTTGCCCCATGTGATAAATAATTTGAGTTCCGTCTTCGAGACACTCGATTTTTGGCTCTTTAGTAAAGTCGTTCAT